GTTAGAATTGTACATTAAGAGTTTTGATGGATTTGCAGGGCAAGAAGACTTTCTTTCCAAATTTGGTTTGCAAATTGACGAATCAATCACATTTGTTGTTGCACAGAAACGTTTCACACAGTCTTTGAAGCCATCATTCATAACAGAGTATGGATATAATTTTAAAAATGAAGATGGTGAATATCTGTTAGACGAACAATCATATGACTATGCAAGCATTCTAAGACCAAGAGAGGGAGACTTGATTTGGATTCCTATGCTTGGATACATGTACGAAATTAAGTTCACCGAGAACATCGAAAACTTCTTTCAATTGGGTAAACTATACACATACGAAATGCGTTGTGATAGATACGAATACTCTAGCGAACGTCTTGATACTGAAATTGCCGATATTGATGGTATTGAAAATCAATACAGCTTGTCAACTGTCAACAATGAAAAAATGCTTGATGAAGATGATTTCTTATTCTTACTCGAAGACGGAACATTCATTATTAACGAAGCAGATGTTGTTGTTGCCGCAGAAGTTTCAGCAGACAATGAAGAGATTGGTCAGAAGATTATTGATGGCGATATTTTAGACTTCTCAGAACAAAATCCATTCTCACTATCAAGGACTTTCTAATATGATGTTCGGACACGACTTTTACCACGGAACGTTAAGACGTTACGTAATTATGTTTGGTAATTTTTTCAATGAAATCCAAGTTGACAGATATAATGACACGGGAACTAAAATTCAAACGCTAAACGTTCCTATCGAATATGGACCAAAACAAAAGTTCGTTCAGCGTGTTTTGGGTGATCCTACGCTGAATCGTGAGATTGCGGCAACATTGCCTAGACTTGGATTTGAATTTACTAGCATGACATATGCGCCACAGAGAAAGTTAAATAGCGCACATAAAATCTCTAGGGGTGTGAATACTGGCGGGCTTGATTTTGACTTTATGTATTCTCCAGTACCATACGACTTCAATTTCTCTTTGCACGTTCTTGTTAAAAATACTGAAGACGGCACACAAATTGTAGAACAAATTGTACCATTCTTCACACCAGACTTTACTGTTACAATGAAAATGGTTCCAGAGTTAAATTTGAACATGGACATTCCAATTGAGTTGGTGTCTGTAACTTCAGACGATTCTTATGAGGGAGACTTTGAATCACGTAGACTTCAAACATGGCAACTAGATTTTGTTGTTAAAGGATATCTATTTGGACCAGTCAACAAATTCAAGTACATTGTCAGAGAAGATATTAATCTCATTGATGATGGTTCTGCAATTAATAAAGCAATTATTTCTACCCAAACGTTTACGGGTAATTCTGAGTTTGAAATAACTGAATCCCTAACTACTGATAATGGATATACAAGCTAATGAAAAAAACAGTTGATGATAAATTGAATGATATTTTTGATGTGCAAGGTAAGATTGTTGAGCAAGCATTTCCTGTAGTAGTAGAACAAACTAAAGACCCTGTTCCTACTGGCGCACCAAATGATGAATCCATTGATGCTGACTATGAATATGCAAGAGAGAATCTAAAGCTATTCATTGAGCAAGGCAAAGTTGCTATGGAAAACATTATTTTCTTGGCTAAAGAAGGTGAGTCTCCGAGAGCATATGAAGTTGTAGGGCAATTGATTAAAACATTATCAGACACTAACAAAGATTTATTAGATTTAGGTAAAAAAGTAAAAGACTTGAAGAGTAAAAAAGATGACACACAACAACCACAGCATGTCACTAATGCATTGTTTGTTGGTAGCACAGCAGAATTACAAAAACTAATTGGTAAGAGATGACAGCAAAATCCTATCTAGGAAATTCTAATCTAAAAGCATCTGGTGTTCCTCTCAATTTTACTAAAGATGAAATTGAAGAATATTTAAGATGTGCTGATGATCCAATATATTTCATTGAAAATTATTGTAAGATTGTCACGCTAGATCACGGGCTTCAGCCATTCAAACTATACGATTGCCAAAAAAATAAAGTAAAGATTATCCATGAGAATCGTAAAGTTATTCTTATGGAAGGGCGACAGCAAGGTAAGACAACAACCTCAGCCGCTTACATTCTTTGGTACACATTGTTTCAAGGAAGCAAGACTGTAGCGATTCTAGCAAACAAAGCGACTGCCGCTAGAGAAGTTTTGTATCGTTATCAGATCATGTATGAGAATCTTCCTACATGGCTTCAGCAAGGTGTCACTACATGGAACAAAGGTGATATTGCTTTAGAGAATGGTTCAATCGTATTCACAGCCGCAACAAGCGCATCAGGTATTCGTGGTAAGTCAGTTAACTTATTGTACGTTGACGAAGCCGCTATCATACCGAACAATGTAGCAGAACAATTCTTCACCTCAGTTTATCCTACGATTTCTGCTGGTGAAACAACAAAGATTCTGCTAAGTTCTACCCCTCTAGGATACAATCATTTCTGGAAGTTCTGGAATGATGCTGAAAGCGACAGAAACGGATTCGTTAATCTATTCATTCCGTACTGGGAGATTCCTGGGCGTGATGAAAAGTGGGCATCTGAACAGCGCAGATTGCTTGGCGAATTGAAGTTCAATCAAGAGGTTCTTTGTAACTTCTTGGGTTCTAGTCTTACACTCATTGCATCTGACGCTATTGCACAAATGTCTGCTAACCCTATCATCTATCAGAAAGATGGGCTTGACATTTATGAAAAGGTTCAAAAGGATCATTCTTATTGTATTGTAGCAGACACCGCTAAAGGTGTTGGTGGTGACTATTCAGCATTTCAGATTATTAACATAACTCAGATGCCATATAAGATTGTTGGTAAGTACAGAAACAATCAAATTAGCCCACTTTTGTATCCGTCAGTACTCTACAGAGTAGGTAAAGAATACAATGAAGCATACGTTCTAATTGAAATCAACTCTTCAGAACAAGTCGCAGAGATTCTTTATGCTGAATATGAATATGAGAATATCATTTCTGTCACTAGAACACCTCAAGGGCAAGTTGTCAATGGGGGATTTGGTGGGGGAAAAACTCAACTCGGAGTAATTACCGACAAGAAAGTCAAACGCATAGGATGTTCTAACTTTAAATCAATGGTTGAAGAGAAAAAACTTCTCATTACTGATGCTGATACTATAGCAGAAATTTCAACATTCATCGAAAAAAGAAATAGTTACTCTGCGGATGAAGGATATCACGATGACTTGGTTATGCCTTTAGTGCTATTTTCATGGTTGACAACAAATTCTTATTTTAAGGAGTTGACAAACATCAATATTAGAAAAGAGTTATATGATGCACGTATTAAAATGATCGAGGAGGAAGTTACTCCATTTGGTTTTATAAATACAGGTGAGGAAGAAAATCAGTTTGTAGACACATCAGGGCAAGTTTGGAATTTAGAAACTCATAAATCCGAGTTTTTATAAATAAAATAAACAAACCCACAAAACAAACATCATTATAACAAGGAGAATTCAATGGCTATAAGTCTAATATCACCAGGAGTTAAGATTACTGAACAGGATTTAGTATCTTCATCTCAATCGGTATCAACAACAGCCGGCGGAACAGTCGGACAATTTCGTTGGGGTCCAATCGATAAAGTTACATCAGTTACTTCTGAAACTGATTTAGTTAACAAATTTGGTAAACCAAATGCAACTAACGTTGTGGACTTTTTGTCTGCCGCTAACTTTTTAGGATACGCAAATCCACTATTCATTGTTCGTGCCGCAAACACAGCATTGAATGCTACAGCAGAAGCTACAACAGGTTCTGGCACAGCAGGTACAGGTTCATTGGTTAAGAATGATGACGCATATTTAAATACAGCATCATTTAACGTTGGTCCTTGGATTGCTCGTTATGCAGGTGAATTGGGAAGTTCATTAAAAGTTTCTATCTGCCCATCATCAGCCGCATGGCAATCTACACCATCAGGCGGTGTTGCAGTTACAGCCGGTTCTACTACAGTTACTGGAACAAATACATTGTTCCAATCAGAATTGTCTAACGGTGATATTTTAGTTATTGCTGGTCGTTCGATCAAAGTTGCTTCTATTACAAGCAATACAGCATTGACACTTGCAGAAGCACACATTTCTGGTACATCAAATACGGTATTCACACGCCGTTGGGAATATTTTGGTGAATTTGATTCTGCACCAGGAACATCTGCTGGCGCAACAGCCGCTGGCGCATCTGGTGACGAATTACACGTTGTCGTTGCAGACAGACTTGGTACAATTACTGGTGTTGCAGGAACAGTTCTTGAGAAATACGGCTATTTGTCTAAAGCATCTAATGCTAAGGCGGAATCTGGTGGATCAGCATACTACAAAGACACTATCAATACACGTTCTGATTATGTTTGGTGGGCAGCCCACGATTCACAAGGAACAAATTGGGGTAATCAATTCATTACATCTGGTTCTGCTGTAACATATACATCAGTTACTAAACCAAAAACTTTCTCTCTTGCTGGTGGTTCAGACGGCAATACAGTTAGTGATGGTGATCGTTCTACTGCGTTTGGTTTATTAGCCAACAAGCAAGAAGTTCCAGTTTCTATTATTGTTGCTGGTCAAGCTACTGCTACAGTTATCAATAGAATCATCGGTGACGTTGCTGAAGTTAGAAAAGACGTTGTTGTAACAATTTCTCCAACAAGAGCATCTGTTGTCAACAATCCTGGTTCTGAAGCATCTTCAATTGGCACATGGGCTGACACAGTTACACGTTCCACATACGCAATTGCAGATAGCGGTTGGAAATATCAATACGACAAATACAATGACACATACGTTTATGTTCCATTGAATGGTGACACAGCAGGATGTATCGCACGTAATGACTTGAATCGTGAGCCATGGTTGTCTCCAGCTGGATTCGTCAATGGTAGAATTCAAAGTTTAGTTCGTTTGGCTTACAATCCAAATCAAGCTGATAGAGACACATTGTATAAAGCATCTGTTAATCCAGTATTTACACAAGTTGGTCGTGGTACAGTATTGTTTGGTGACAAGACATTCACATTAAAGAACACATCAATGAATCGTGTTAACGTTCGTAGATTGTTCATTGAATTACAGAGAACAATTGGTGCCGCAGCCGACAATGTATTGTTTGACCAAAACGATGAAACAACAAGAGCAGGATTTGTTAACTTAATCGTTCCATATTTAAGAAGCGTTCAAGCCCGCCGTGGTATTACTGCTTTCAATGTTATATGTGATGATCGTAACAATCCAGAAGACGTTGTAAATGCTAATGAATTTGTTTGTGATATTTTCGTACAACCAATTCGTTCAGTTAACTTTGTTCAACTCAATTTTGTGTCCGTAAGAGGTAATGCTACATTTACTGAAATTTCCGCATAAATAGATAAAATAGACAAGGAGATTTAAATGGCAATTACAACAATATCAGAATTGAGAAGTGCAGTTAAAGCTGGCGCAAGATCGAATCTGTATAAAGTCACACTTCCAGCAAATGCGTTGGGTGGTGACGAAGCAGATTTTGGATTCTTGTGCAAGGCGGCACAACTTCCTGGTTCAACATTAGGAGTTATTGATATTCCTTTTATGGCAGGTAGACGTTACAAGTTAGCTGGAGACAGAACATTTGCTGATTGGACTACAACAATTTTAGCAGATCAAAATCAAAAAGTTAGACAAGCATTGGAAGATTTGCAGAGAGAATATTCTCCTACAGATTATGACAGTTCTGCCGGCAAAAAACGTAATGGTTCAGTCGAAACAGATTTTAATGACATTACTGTTGACCAACTAGACACGTTAGGCAATTCAATTTACAAGTTCACACTTAAAAATTGCTGGCCTAGTGATATTAGCTCAATCGATCTATCATATGATTCTACAGATACACTTGAAGAGTTTACTGTTACTTGGTCATACGATTATTTCGTATTTGACGACACTCCATAATAAAAAGGAAAGAAAATGGCAACAGATTCATTTTTCAACGTATCAGCATTTAGAAAGGCTCTTCAATCTGGAGCGAAACCAAACTTATTCAAAATGGATTTGACTATTCCAGCTGGAAAAGAAATTGATGGAGGCGGTTTCCTAAAAACAAACTTTAATGCATTATGCAAATCTGGAGCAATTCCAGGTTTCACAGTTGGTGTTATTGAAGTTCCGTTCAGAGGAAGAAGAATTAAAGTTCCTGGAGACAGAACATATGCAGAGTGGACAGCAACAATTGTCAATGACCAAAATCAAGAAATGCGTAAAGCATTTGATCGTTGGTTAAAGGCAATTAATAATCCTGATGGTACAGTTGATCCTAGAACAACCGCAGACGATGACTATAGAACAACTATTACGATTCAACATTTAAAGACTAATGGTAACATCAGCCGTCAGTACACATTAGAAGACGCATTTCCTACAGACGTTTCTGCAATTGATTTGTCTTATGATACAACAGATGCTATTCAAGAGTTTACTGTAACATTCCAATATCACTATGTGACTGTTGGAAATACTGTAGATGCCGCCGGCAATGCGGCATTGGCTACTGAAGCGACATCGGCATCGGTCAAAGCATAATGATAAAATTCATTAAATAATGTAATTTACGCAGATATAAATATTTGCGTAATAGTGTCACAACAATGGGGGCTATTACGCCCCCATTTTTTTTAGAGAGAATCATATATGGCGTTCAAACTTTTTGGATATAAGATTGGCAAAGAAGAAGCCGAATCTGAACAATTAAAATCTTTTGTTCCTTCTGTCGATGACGATGGCTCGGTTCCAATTTCGGGCGGCGGCATTTACGGCACCTACATGGACCTTGAAGGACAAATAAGATCAGATTCCGATTTAATTAAAAAATATCGTGAGATGGCACTACAGCCAGAATGTGATGCGGCTATCGAAGACATTGTGAATGAAGCATTAGTCTTTGATGACAGCGACTATCCAGTTCAAGTTATTTTAGATAAATTAGAACAGCCAGAGTCTATTAAGAATAAAATTCGTGATGAGTTTTATTATGTGATGAAACTATTAGACTTTAACAATCAAGGTTATGATATCTTTCGCAGATGGTACATCGATGGTAGACTATACTATCACATGATGATTGATGATAAGAATCCTAGACAAGGATTAAAAGAAATTCGTTACATTGATCCACGTAAAATTCGCAAAGTTCGTGAAGCTAAAAAAGCACAAAAGAATCTTGCAACAGGAACTGTAAATCCAACAACAAGTTATAATGAATACTTTATCTACTCTGATAAAGGATTTGCAAATGATGGCAATCAAGGAATTAAG